GGCCGATGCCGCCGCGGACGATGTAAAGTCCAGGGAACGGACCATCCCGCGCGACGAGATCGACGAGGACGGCGATCCGATCGGGGCCGACGGCGAGGATGCCCCGCCGCCGGACACGCCCGCCGAGATCGCGGCGCCAGCGCCCGAGAAGGATGACCCGGCCCCGGCTGAAGATGCCACGCTCGCCGCCGCGCAGAAGGCCTATGAGGCGGCGAGCGCGGCGGCGAAAGCCGTTCCGGAGTTCAGCGCCGAGGACAAGTCTCGCGTCGATGCCATCAAGACCGAGAGCGAGGCCCTGCTCGCGAAGTTCGACGACGGCGAGATGACCGCCGCCGAGTTCAGAGAGGCGACCAGGAAGCTCGAAGCCGAGGACCGGGCGCTTGAGAAGAAGGCTGACCGCTGGCAGTCCGCCAAGGACAGCCTCGCCGCCGCCGAAAAGGACTATGGCAGCGCCGAGGACGCGGCATGGGACACCGCCGCCGCCGAGTGGAAGAAGGCGCACCCGGAGGTGGAAGCCGCCGGCGCTGATGCGTTCGCGAAGTTCGACGCGGTGCTGCGGTCGTTCACCGCTTCCGATCTCAGCGACGGCTTGACCTTCAAGCAGATGATGGACCAGGCGCTCGCGCTCTTCGCCGGGCGGAATCCGGGCCTCATCAAGACCGTCGCGCCGGCCAAGGGGGTGCATCCCGCCGACGCCGCGCGCAAGGCCGCTGAAACCGCGGCGGTCCCCACCCTCGCGGGAATGCCGGCCGCCGCCCTGACAGACGCCGGGGAGGGCGAGTTCGCGGCACTCGACGCGCTCGCCAATTCGTCAGACCCCACCGTCCTCGAAGACGCGCTGGAGCGGCTCTACAAGAAGGACCCCGCCGCCCATGCCCGATACATGGCCCTCTGAATGAAAATCCGCCTGGAGCTGCGACCGAATGACAGCGTGATCGTCGGGGATGTCGTCATCACGCTCGAGCAGAAGAGCGGGCAGCGCGCCCGTTTCACGGTCGCAGCCCCGGGCACGCCAACGATCTGCAAGGTCGAAGGCATGGGGTCGGAGACCGCGCCCGTCCGCCTGATAACACAAGATGCAACCTGAGCGGGTGGTCCTTGCCAATTTGGAAACTTTAGGTATAGTCGCGCCCTAAGCACGGAGCGCAGTAGTGCCCGGATGCGGAGTTCGAACTCTCATCTGAGGCACAGCCATGACGCAGACCGTCATCAATCCCGGCGACATCAAGGCCATCAAGAAGTGGTCCGCCGACCTCGCCCGCGACACCAACGCGCAGTCGTATTTCTCCCAGCGCTTCGTTGGGAAGGGCAAGAACAGCATCATCCAGCAGAAGACCGAGCTTGAGGCCGATGCTGGTGACACCATCCAGTTCGACCTCTCGGTCCAGCTGCGCGGCGCGCCCACCGTCGGCGACGACCGACTGAAGGGCAAGGAAGAAAACCAGCGGTTCTATTCCGACCAGGTGGTCATCGACCAGATGCGCAAGGCCGTCAGTTCCGGCGGAAAGATGACCCGCAAGCGCACGATCATCGACCTGCGCACCAACGCCAAGGAGCTCCTGTCGGAGTATTGGGCGAAGTATTTCGACGAGCTGGTCTTCATCTACCTGAGCGGCGCGCGCGGCATCAACCAGGACTTCATCCAGCCCCAGGGCTGGACCGGCCACGCCGGCAACGCCATCCAGGCGCCCGACGCCGCCCACGTCATCTACGCCGGCTCCGCCACCTCGAAGGCGACGATCACTTCGTCCGACAAGATGTCCCGCACCTTCCTGGAGCGGGCGCAGACGTACGTGCGCATGATGCGCGCCACGGACCCCGAAAACACGCGCATGAAGCCGGTCACCGTCGATGGCGAGCCGCGCTACGTCGCCCTGATGTCGCCGCAGGACGAGTTCAACCTGCGCACCAGCGACACCACCGGCTGGGTCGAGATGAACAAGGCGCTCATCACCGCGGCAGGCAAGAACAGCCCGATCTTCAAGGGCGGCCTCGGCATGCTCGCGAACACCGTCCTGCACTCCCACGAGAGCGTGGTCCGGTTCAGCGACTATGGCGTCGGCGTCAACCTCCCCGCCACGCGGTCCCTGTTCATGGGGCGGCAGGCGGCCGTCGTCGCCTACGGCACCGGTCCCGGATCCCGCTACCAGTGGATCGAGGAGAAGGACGACTACGGCAACCTCACCAACGCGGCCAGCGGCGTGATTGTCGGCGTGAAGAAGGCCCGCTTCAACGGCAAGGACTTCGGCGTGGTCGCGCTCGACGCCTACAGCGCCCCCGTCAACTAAAGGACCCAGGCAACATGGCTCTCTACCGCTCCGTCTACGGTCTGCGCCAGGAGATGGCGCCGATCCCCTTTCAGGCCGGCGCCATCATCACCGCCGACTTCACCTACAGCTTCGAGACTGTCGGCCTGCTCGCAGCCGACAAACTCGAACTCGGTGTGCTGCCCTCGGGCGCGAAGATCGTCGACGCGATCCTCATCCCCGAGTCGCTCAACGGCAACGCCAGCGTTGGCCTCATGTCGGGGGAGGCTGGCGCCAACGACGCGGCACGCACCGTCGGCGCCGATCTCTGGTCCGCGACCGCTGTGGTCTCGACCCCGCTGCGCGCCGCGCTGCTCACAGCGTTCAAGGTGGCGGCGTCCAACGTCGATCGCGGCATCGGTTACACGACCTCCGCCGACATCGTCGCCGGCGCGGGCAAGCGGATCACCCTCCGCCTTCTCTACACCATGCCCTGACGGGCCGGGGGTGGCCTGAGCGCCACCCCCGGCCGCCTTCGCCCCAAGAGAACAGGGAAGCCTCATGAAGATCGAATCCATCATCCTTCGGCCCTCCGGAACCTCGGTCACGTTCTCCGTGCCCCGGCCGGGCCAGGACGTGACCTACCTGTTCACAGGCCCGCCCGAGGGGCCGCATGTCTGCGACGTCGAGGATCCGCACGACATCGAGCGCCTGCTCTCCATCCGCGAGGGTTATCGCGAGTGGCGCGCGCCCCTGACGCCCGAAGAGGCGGTGCGTCTCCGCGCCGCCGCCGAGGCCGCCGCCGAGGCACAGCGCAAGATCGACGAAGCCGCCGATGCCGATCGGGTTACCGCGGAGGCTGAGGCGCAGCGGTTGGAGCTGGAACGCATCGCGCGCACCGAAGCCGCCGCCCTCGCGCTGCTGGAGAACCGCGCCACGGTCGCGGAGGCCGAAGCGATCGCCGCCGGCCGCGCGCCGATCCCGGATGCGCCCGCCCCGACCACCGCCGAGACGAACCCGCTCAACCTGCCATCCGAGGCCGCCGCCGCCGCCGAGGCGCAGCGCCAGGACCAGGACGAGCGCACGCGCGCCGAGCAGGCCTCCCGCAACGTGGATCTCGACACGATGACCATCGAGCAGGCCCGCGCGCGCTACGAAGAGAAGTTCGGCAAGCGTGCCCACCCCGCCATGAAGCTTGACAGCATCATCAAGGCGCTCGGCGCCTAAAGGGGAAACCGACAATGGCCTCCGTCCGGGAGCTCTTCGTCCGAGCCCAGACCATCCTGCAGGACAAGACCGGCATCCGCTGGCCGCTGGCGGAACTTCGGCTTTGGGCCAACGACGCACTCCGCGAGGTCGTGACGCTGAAGCCGTCGGCCAACGTCCGCGCGATGACGATCACCCTCGACACCGGCACGCGCCAGACGCTGCCGACGTCGGCGATCCAGATGGTGCGCGCGATCCGCAACATGTCGAGCGCCAACCCGGACGCGGCGGTCGGCGGCCGCGCCATCATCACCGTGCCCCGCGAGGTTATGGACAGCCAGAACCCCGATTGGCACGACCCGAGCATTTTCCCGCCCCAGAAGGAAGTTATCCACGTGATCTACGATCCGGAGGATCAGCGGAGCTTCTACGTCTGGCCCCCGAACGACGCGACGGGCCGCATCGAGGTAGCGGTCGCCCGCTATCCCGCCGAAATCCCTTCGTCCCCGACGCCAGAACTGCGGCATTCCTACACGACGCTGATCGACCTGAGCGACATCTACTTCAATGCCCTCGTCGACTACATCCTGTATCGCGCCTACCTGAAGGACAACGAGGTCTCCGGCAACGCCGAGCGCGCGCAGGCGCACTATGCAGCCTTCGCGAACAGCCTGGGCGTGAAGGTCCAGAACGAGATTAAGTCGAACCCCAACACCACCGCCGCGGCGACCGGCCTCGCGACATAAGGAGGCGCCCACATGGCTACCCTCCGCGACTTCATGCCCCACGTCCTGCCCTTCGTCTCGGGATGCCCCGAGATCACCGCCACCGCGCATCTGCGCACTGCTCTGTCCGAGTGGTGCTCCAAGACGAGGTGCTGGACCCATCAGGTCCGCAACCTCGTCGCGACCACATCCTCGCGCATCCCGATCCCGGTCCCGCCCGGCACCGTCATCCACGACATCGCCGAGTGCTGGCTGGACGGCCGCAGGCTGGAGCCGGTCCCGTTCTCCGACCACGACCCGGACATGATGGACGGCGAGGGCCAGCCCTACGGCTTCACGCAGCAGCGCCCGGGTCAGATTTCCCTGGTGCCGCGCGGCACCGGCGTGCTGCGCCTCAACGTCTATCTCAAGCCGGCGCAGACGCCGAGCGGCAAGACCACGATCGCCTTTTCGGTCTACGACCCCGACGTCTTCGATGGCGTCTACGACGAGAGCGTCGCCCCGGTGCCGGGCGTGCTGGAAGTGCCGGACTTCATCCTCGAGCAGTGGGGGTCCTTCATCGGCGCCGGCGCGGCGGCATGGATCAAGCTCATCCCGAACCAGCCATGGACAGACCCCCAGGGCGCGGCGGTCCACCGCTCGGCCTTCCAGAGCGAGATGGAACGCAACTTCAGCCGCAACATCGGCGGGCAGCAGCGCGCGCCGCGCCGCTCGCGCGCCCACTTCCTCTAGGAGAGAGACCCGATGGCGAATGACCGCTTCATGAAGACCTACGAGCGCACGATCACGTCGCCACCGGAACACGCCTTCGCTGTGACCCCGAGCGACACCGTGGACATCGACGCCTCGTCCCGCGCGCTCTACGTCGGCGGCGCCGGCAACCTGGCTGTCATCATGGTCGGCGGCGAGACCGTCACGCTCACCGCCGTTCCGGCCGGGACGCTCCTGCCGATCCGGGTCGACCGCGTGTTGGCGATCGGCACCACGGCGACCGCGATCGTCGCCCTCTGGTGACAGCGATATGGCGATCGACATCACGAAGTTCAGCGGAGAAATCCCGCGGGTCCACCCGCGACTGCTTCCTGACGGCTTCGCCCAAGTGTCGAGCAACGCCAAGCTCGAGAATGGGGTCCTGACACCCTATCGCAAGCCGCGCGTGATCGGCGACTCGGTCGATCCTGCCACCAAGACCATCTACAAGGCCCCCGACGGCTGGCTCTCCTGGGGCCAGGACGTCGACGTCGTTCAGGGCCCGGTCGGTGAGGAGCGGCTCTATTACACCGACGTGGGTGTCCCGGATGCCAAGCTGCGCGTCGCCGGCGCCGTCTACGGACTCGCCATCGCGCCCCCCACGACGCGCTGCGCCGCCGCGCTCAAGAAGAATGCCGAGTACCTCACGATCGAGGACAAGGCGCTCGGCATCCGGCAGGACCGGACGACCCGGACGTCTTCCGGCTCCGTGGCGACGGTCTCGATCAACAACAACACGGCGACCATCATCATCGCCAACGCGGCCGGGCTGACGCCGGCGCAGGCGGAAAGCCTCGTCGATAGCCTGAAATACCGGAATGCCAGCACCGCCGCGGCGATGGTTCCGGGGCTGAAGATCGTGCG